ATTCATGAATTATTTCATTGTTTATGTTTAGATTTTGTAAATATGAGAAGTGAAAATAATGAATTAAATAAAAAGATTAAGAAATTATTTAATTTAAATATAAAATGTGAATTAAGTGAAACATATAATGAAGTATGGGCAACAATATTAAATAGTTGTATAAATTCATTTAAATTATTAGATAATAAAAAAGATATGAAATCATTTATTTTATATAGTGAAATATCATTAAAATTAGAAAAAGTATTTAGTATTTATCAATGTGTAAAAATCTTAGATTTTATGGATCTAAATTATAAGTTATTTTTTGAAAAAAAATCAAAGAATAAATTAACAAAGATATTATATAAAGAAAAAACAAATGTATTTTGTTATTATATATTAAAGAGTTTATTATTGTATTTTAGTGATGATTTTGTAAAATGGTGTGCAAATAATAATACAGCATTACTAGATTTTAATAAAAATCCACAGAATATACAATCATTTTTTTTATTTATATTATCGAAATATAATTCTCCAATATTTTTAAAGATGTGTAGATTAATGTTAAATGAATTAAACTTGGATAAGGCATTTATAAAAAAAACAGATTATAAGTTATTAAATTTAAGAATGACAATAATAGAATTAAATTGAAATTAATTAATTATTAATTATTATAATTAATTAATAAATAAATAAATGGGAATAAAAATGCTGGGAAAATTCATTAAGTTTAAATGTCCAGATTGTATTACGATTAAACATTTAAGTTTATTTAAAGGATCTACTGTAGTTATAGATATTAGTATTTATCTATATAAATATAAGTTACAGAAATCATTATTAACTAATATTTATTTAATGTGTAGTATATTTAAATATTATAATATTAAACCATTATTTGTATTTGATGGGTATGCAGGTGAAGAAAAAAAAGATGAATTAAAAAGAAGAAGGGAAGAAAAGAGATCAGCAAAACATGAATATTATCAAATTCTAGAAAATAATGATGTAATAAATGATACTATGAAAGTATATTTGAATAAACTAGAGAAGAAGTTTATTAAAATAACAAAAGATGATATAAGTAATGTTAAAAAATTACTAGAAAGTTATGGAGTTACATATTATCAGGCGAGTAAAGAAGCTGATGAATTATGTGCATATTTGATTCATACAAAAGTTGGAGATATAATAATAAGTGATGATATGGATTTATTTGCATATGGATGTCCAATAATAGTAAGACATTTTGATATAGTAAATCATACTTGCTTACAATATAATATATCAGTGATATTATCAAAATTAAATATGAATATAGATGATTTTAAGTGGTTATGTATATTTGCAGGCACTGATTATAATAGTAATGATAAGAATATATTTTACTACTATAATAGATTTAAACAATTAAAAAAGAATGAAATATTTAAAGATTTATTATTTAAAATATCAGACGATGATGATAAAAAATTAACGGATATATTTAATATATTTAGTTTAAAGGATGCAAATATAGAATACAATATAAAAAATAATAATTTAATTAATAAATCAGATTTATATATGTTATTAGAAAAAGAGAATTTTATAATTATAAATAAGTAATTAAAAAAATAAGTAATTAAAAAAAATAAGTAATTAAAAAAATTAATATAAAACGAGATAATCCCACTTTCTACCTATTTTTATTTTATGACGAATAAAACTAGATTTTGGAGGATTATATTTATAAATAAATTTAATTGTAATTAATGCAATATTTGCTATTAATTTTAATCCATTATTGTCTTTATTTACTAAAATTTTTTTATGTTTCAAACATAATATTTCATTTTCACATTTTGAACTACATATTCTATTTAATTTGGTTGTAGCTCTACATTTTTTTTTATATTTTATTCCTAGAAAACTAAATATTAGTTTTTCACATTCTTTTGGTAATAACATATTATATAATTATATAATATTTTATTTAGTTAGTATATTTATTGAGAAGCAGTTGTCTTCTTCTGTCCTGCCTTAGCAAAATGAGGACTCATATAACGCTGAAGATTAAAGTAAGTGAGTTCATCATCCTTCTTCAACTTAAGCAACTTACGAAGCTTGCTATCTGCAAGAATGTGACGTCCATTCTTAGGATCCTGAAGCTTATGCTGACGAATGTAGTTATTGATCTCACGAGTTACTTCTGTGCGAGCCATTTCTGCACCGTGTGGCTTGTTAAGGAAATTCGCCAACTCCTTACTAATAGCGGTTGGCTTAACAAATCCACTAGGAGCACGATTTCCAGTCTTGCGCTTCTTGCGACCAGCCTTTGCTGCCTGCTTAAGTTCTCTCTCAGATCTCTTTGAGAGAGCACGAACCTGACTAGTAACACTAGTAAGCTGAGTTCTCAATACAGAAAGCTGAGTCAAAAGCTGAGCAAATTGTTCCTGAAGAGGTGCAACTTGAGTCTCTTCGGTTGATGGAGCAGGAGGAGCGGTTTCCTTCTTTGAATTAGTAACCTCAGTTGAGGCGGTAGATTTCTTCGATACTTTCTTTTTAGGCATCTTATAATTTCTATTATTAACTTCTTTTTAAGTTCATTTTTTAATATATATTATTATTTTAAAGCTTAATACCTCTCAAAAATACAAATCCATATCCTTTTTTAAATATATATATTAAATTATAAATATTTAAAAAATAATTTATAAATGTGCAAATGACTCAAATAGCCAAGGTAACGTAACTGCTGCTTCATAACTTACCGTTGTTAATGAACCTAATACATAAAATACACCTAATGATCGTGCTTCTTGATCTACACCATCGCTTATAAAACTATCCATTAATTTAAGTAACTTACTTCTTATCCTATTCAACTCTTTATTAAATAAACTATTGTTTATATTAGAAATTTTAGATACATATTGTGGTAATATTCTATTTTTTTGTATATTGCTTAATTGCGCTCTATAACTAAAGGTATCTATTAATTCTGAGTAAAATCTTTTAAGTTTTAATGCATTTAAATCTAAAAACCAACTTGTATTTGTTATAAATCCCGATTCATCCATTTTTTGAAATATACTTGTTGTTTTTAATTCTATTTTAGTTTGATCTGATAATATTTCATCATCATCTTCTAAACTTAAATTTAATTTGTAACCCAATAATCTAGTTAACTTCCTTATTTTTTTAAATGTATGTTTAATGTTTATTTTAAAATATTTTCTATTATATGGATTAGTTAATTTTGATGTATTATTATTTTTATAATAATGATATAATGATTTTATTGAAAATACATAACTATTTTTATTTTCATCAGTATAACAAAAAACTTCCTTAAATTTTAGTTTATTTATATTATCTAAACTTAAAAAATCTGTATCATTAATTGCATTCTTTATATTTTTAATGTTTTTTAGCTTACATAATTTTCTAACTAATCTGGAACGAATTAAGCTTTGAATTTTTACGCTATATAATGAATATTTTAAATAATTATATATCCGCTTCATTAATTGTCTTTTATTTCCTCCTATTTTTTGTTTATAAAATCTACATATTGATTTTAATTGACTAATATTATAATTATAAATTAGTATATTTTCATATTCTTCATATGATGGAACTTCAAATTCAGTGCTTGATACTTTACTCCTCTTTTTTTTATTTAATTTTAGATCATCATATAAATATTCTTCTCTCCATTTATTTGGTGAAGTTTGAATACTATGTTCTATTTTTCTGGTGACTACTTCATTTTTTAAACTCTTAATATCATTCAACAAACTGGTCATTAATTAATTATATCATATTTTATTTATATTTTTTATTTAATTATATAACATTTGCATTTATTTATACTTTAAGATAATAATTAACATTATTATAAGATAATATGTTACTACCATTGATTCTTTTTTCCTTAATTACTAGTTGTTTTTCGAATGATTGTAATAATTGTAAAAAACTATGGGGAATGACAAACGAAATTGCGGATAAACCTATTTATTCTGTCGATATTTATATGTGTGTTAATGATCCTTATAATATATATAATACTCAACATAATGATAATGATTTATTGCCATCTAATATTATTAAACCAACTTACAATAAATCTCATTCTAATTTTAATCATTCTAATTTCACTACTTTAAATTTTACTCATTCTAATTTCACTACTTTAAATTTCACTATTTTAAATTTTACTAATTCAACTTATAACATAACTCTTAATAAAACATTAAATAATATTAATAACCATATAAATAAAACTAATACTACTTCATTTAATAATACTACTTCATTTAATAATGTTACTATTTACAATCATACTACAAATTATACAAATATATCGAAACCTAATACTAAAAATATAAATAGAAATATAAGTGATAATAAAAATAAAAATACTATAAATACTGAATTAATAAATAAAATAAACTATACAAACTTTACTAATTTTACTAATTACAATGTTACAGAATATGATTTAGTATTTAAAAAAGAAAAACAAACCAGTGATATCAATGCTACTCCTGGAATAATTGCAGCTATAGTTATCTGTTCTTTAACTGTAATCTTTGGAATATTTATACTAGTTTTAGTAAAAAGAAACAAAATTAGAAATTTAGAAGATATTAGAGATGCTTCTAATAATTCAGTTAAAATAAATATTTCAGAAATTAAAAAAAAACCCAGAAGATTATCTATAAATCATGATAGATTATCTCCCAAAGTTAAATATAATACAACCAACAAATCATATCCAACTAACCCTCCGCCTATTATACATAAAAAACCCGTTATTATGCATAAAAAATCATTTACTTCTGAAATAGAAGAACTAAAAAAAAATAATATTAATAATGTTAATGATCACGCTATAATTAAAAAAATGGTTGAGAGAGATATTCATAATGCTAGAGTAGATTTTAATAATAAAAAATTACTTCAACAAAAAAAACAATTTAAACCTACTTTAATAAAGTCAACATCTCCTGAACCCATAAATAATGATAATTTAAACAATAATAATAATAATAATGATACTATAAATCCTACTATTAATGTAATTGATTCTTCTAATAATACATTAAAACCTATATCTAATGATGAAAGTGACATATTGTAATGTATATTCATTTTTAATTACTTATTTTACGTCTAAATCCGATTATTACTTTTTAAATTGATTTAAAGAAATACCCGTATATTAAACTATAAATATAATGTCTTCAGTTTCAGATCTTATTACTAAAGCAAAGCACTTTGATGCAGATACCGTTTCTTATAAGCCAGCCTCTGTGAATAAGAGGGGTGGAAAGAATGTTTCGTGCACTATTAAAAATTCTCCTATTGTTCTTCAGTTTCCCCTTATGTTGTGTTGGGGAGTAAATGAAAGAGTTGATGAAAATAGCGGAAGAGTTTCATATGATCTCAGTTTGGATTTTAGGAATGAGACTAGTGCAACTAGAGCAATGTTGGCTAATCTTAAGAAGTTTGAAAAGAAAATTAAGGATGATTGCGTAAGATACTGTAAGGAATGGTTTGGAAAGTCTAAGATGAGCGCAGAAGTCGTAGATGCTATGTTCTATCCTATCCTTAAGTATCCTAAGAAGAAGGATGATAGCGGAGAACCTGACTATGATCGCTCTCCTAGTCTCAAGCTTAAGTTGAGTTATTGGGAAGGTAAGTTTACTAGCACAGAAGTTTATAATCACGCTGATAATTCTCCACTATATCTTCCTCCTAAGGATGGAGCACCAGTTCCCGATAGAACACCTGTTGATTTGATTCCTAAGGCATCTCATCTAAGTGGACTATTTAGGTGTAGTGGTCTTTGGTTTGCAGGAGGTAGATGCGGTGTAACGTGGCAGTTGCTTCAGGCTAAGGTTAGACCTCCAGCTAGGCTACTTGGAAGTGGAACTTGTCAAATGCTAGATGATAGTGATGATGAGGAAATGGAGGAACAAATTAAGGCTAAGGAAGCAGAAGATTCTACAGTAGTTGATGAAGAAGAAGATACATCACCTACATTCGATGATGATGATGATGATGAAGATGAAGAAGAAGTAGAGCCAGAACCAGAACCAGAACCAGAACCTGTAAAGAAGAAGGTTAGAAAGGTGAAGAAGGTTAGGAAGAAAGCAACATAAATGTTCAATAATAACTTTAAATCATAAATCATAAATAATAAATTAGTTATTTAAAATTAATTTATTATTTTTTTATATAAATGGAATTCCCTCAAGAGGTATGGGATATAATAAAACAATATTATTTTGATTATAATAGATTATGGTATGTTAATAGAAAAATTACATATGTAAATTGGTGTGTATGGCAAATTTGGAAAAAAAATATACATTTATGTAATTATTATATTGAAACATTAAAAGGATTATCTCCTAGACTTGTATTATATCTTGTCAAAAAAAATTAATCTATAATATTTTTTATTTTCAATTACTTATTTATCAATTATAATATATAATGATATGAAACAAAAGATACTAATCCTAATAATACATCAGCTATTAAAACTTTATATGCTTCAGAATTTTTATTGATCGCTAAATATCCAAATAATATATATATCATCCCATGAATCGGCCTTAGTATATTCCACCAAGCTTTCTGATCAAATGTTGCTCCTCGTTTATTTGAATCTGTTAAATATACCATTATAAATCCTAATCCTGATAATATACCTATATATCCTAATATAGGCAAATACTTCTTATTGATTTTATATGATAATAAAACCAATAAACTACGCACTAATATACATCCAAATATGAATAATAATGTTTTTTTTACTATTAATTTCATATATTATACTATACGTATAAATTATAAAATTTTTTTTTATTTTTATTTTTTTTATACTCTTCATGACTTTTTAAAAATAATTTGGGAGAGATAAATTTTAATTCAATGTATTTTATACCTCTTATTTAACATAATTATTATTGATATTCATTGTATTAAATAAATTAAATATTTGTAGTCATATCTAAATAATAGTTTATTAATTCTGTTATAATACTCTTATCCGGTATTTCTGCAGCCATTCCATAAATAGCTGTAATATCATTATCATCATTATCATTAACTTCTTCATCATTCAACTTTTTTAATGCTAAAAATAACATATCTATATATTTAATATTTTTTGGAGTTATGCAAATATGAAAACATATTGGATTCTGTAATATATTTATATTCCAATCTCTTTGTTTTAAATATTTATTTAATTGACCTATTGAATATTTTGTGTTATAAAAAGCTACTACATTAACATTAGGAAATCCTATTACTTTAAACCCGGGTAATTCTCTAAGATTTTTTGCAAAATTAATTGTTTTACTTATTATTTCAAAAGACATCGACTGATAATTATCATTTCCATTATATAATAAAGCTGCCCACGTTGTTGCTATTTGAGATCCTACTCTGCTTCCTGGAAGAGATACACTAGCATATAACCCACCTGTCCAATCAGCTGCTACAAAATATTGATATTTTTTTAGTTCTCTATTTTTCCATAATAATATCGAAGAACCTTTTGGAGATAATCCATATTTATGTGGATCTACTGAAATAGATTGAATATTATTATTAAAACTTATCTTTAAATTACTATCATATTGTGTAATAAAACCACCTAAACAAGAATCCACATGAAATGGTATATTATATAATTCCGCCATTTCACCTATTTCTTTTATAGGATCCATTAATCCATATGGAAAACAAGGAGCAGAACCAACTATTACACACGTTCGTGAATTAATTTTCCGACGTAAATCATTCAAATCCATTAAATAATTTTCATCTAATTTTACATATACCATTTTTAAATCTAATAATTCACAAGCTTTATTTACAGCAGCATGAACCGTTTTTGTGCATAATACTTCTGGTTTAAAAATATTTAACCAGTTTTTACTTTTATATTTTTTCTTATATGCTTTTAGAGCTAATATTGTGCTTTCCGTTCCTCCAGTTGTTATATTTCCACCACCCTCATCTGGAAGATCAAATAAATTACCAACCATTTTTATTACTTCAGATTCCATTTTTATTAAACTAGGATATATATCTGGATGAAGAGGATTTGAATATAAGAATTTATTATTAATATTTTTTATTTTATACTCTAAATCTATATCTGATGAATAGACGCAACCAGATATTTTATTATTAATATTGTCTTTCCGATCAATTAAAATATTATCCATAGTATTAGTATTAATCCCTTGCTTTGGAATTTTAATATAGTTATGTAGAAAAGTTGTTCGAAATAAATCTTTTTTTATTAAATTCCTTGCTTTTTCCTTTTTATCTTCTATCATTTTATAACCTTTATTCGTTTTTGAATACATATAAAATAAAATATATTTATAGTATTTTTTATAATAAAAAATACATATTAGTAAAAAAATATTCCATTTATTTTTATAAAATATAGTTAGCATATAATTAATAATTAAAAATAATATTTAATATATTTTTAATTGTTATTGTTTTTACGAAAATTAATAATGTAAATTTAACCTTTTTTACGTCTCTTTTTACTCTTTTTCTTTCGGTTCTTTCTAGTCTTTTTACTATGTTTCTTTTTCTTTAATTTCAATCTTAATCTTTGTGTTTTTCTTCTACCGCCAACATCCGCATCTGTTACTGTTTTATTAATAAATGATAAAGCCTCATCTATTTCAGACACTTCTTCTCCCTTCATATTACTTAGTATATCCTTAATACCTCTTAATTGTTGAGCAAATACTTGATACAATGTAAATAATTTATTTATTTCATTCATTTCTGATATAACTGCTCGAACTATTAATTTCATACCCGGTCCTTTATCTTCTCCTTTAAAATCATTATTACCTTTAACAACCTCTTTAATATTTCTACCTATAGTTCCTCTTACTCTCTTTTCACCTTTTTTCGTTTTAATTTGTTTTAATATTTTAAGTATTTCATTAAAATAATATATGATGTCATTGTTATCTTTTACTTGAATACCATACACCATACGAATTCTGGATATAATTTCTAATTCTTTCAACTTACTGAGAAAATTATCCAATCTATTAGTATCATCATCAATATCTACTAATTTTAATTCTTTATTTGTTATATCATCTATATACTTAAATATAACTTCTTTAGATGGATGATTTTTTCTTAATTGTTTTATAATATCTTTTTTATTTTCACTTATAGTAGTAAATTCTATATTTTTAAGTCTTACTGATGTATTAATTAAATCATTCAAACTTTTTTGAAACGTCACTAACTTTTTGTCCAATTCCTTTTTAGCCGGATTTTCATCTTTATCTTTATTATCATCTTTATCATTTTTTGATTCATTTTGAGAAGAAGTTTCTTGTTTATTATTGTTATTATTTAGTGCTGGAAGTTTTTTTGAAGACAAACGCTTGGGTTCCTTTTTTGAAGGACTTAATGGAGGTAATGGAATATTTTCTTCGGGCAATGGAGGAGTTGGAGGACGAGTCTGATTTAATTTAATTTCCTCTTCATCTACTAATGGAGGAGTTGGAGGACGAAGATCTATAGTATCAATATCTGATTGAACTCCATTAGGTTGTTTAATATCATCATCGCTTAATTCTAATTGTATATCAGTAGGAGACGTTGATTTTGCAACATCATTAATTTCACTAATTACAGTTTCCACGCCTGGTCCAGCAACTATAGCTTCATCTTGATTATTTTCTAATTCATTTTCTATTTCATTAACATTAAATCTTTTTTTAAATACACCAAAATATTGACGCATTTCCCCTTCTTTACACGGTAGTAAATCAGGAATATCTTCTTTCTTTATAATTTTACTATTTGGTGTTTTTAACATATCTACTTTAATCCAATTATCATCATTTACTTTGGCAAATGATATATAATGTCCATAGTTTTGTTCATCATTTACTGCATCTCCTATATTATCTAATGATTTAATACAGTTTACTCCTGTAACAAAAGACAATAATTCATATTCATTTTTATGGAAATTAATTAGATCATCTATTTTGCCAGAATTAATAGTTTCTATTTTTAATTCTTGACCACTTTGTCCCTTTAATATAACATCTTTGAATAATACTAAAGCATCATAAGCATTTCCATATTCCCCATAATTGATTGTATTATCTTCTGTATGTTCTTTCATACTATCATATAAATCTTTATATGACTCATTATTCCAACCACCACGAGATCCAGTAAATCTTAATAATTGTAATTTATCATATATATCCTGATAATTTTTAATTGAGGAGTTCTCAAGAGATGGATCTTCTATAAAATTATTCACATCCATTATTTCTTTATGTGATAATATAGCATATAATGGAGCATTTATCCAACAAGCATTGTTTCCATTTTCACCATCATTAACAACTAATATATTTTCATCAGATTCAATAATTTTTAATAATTCTTCATCATCCGTGATCTTAGGTGATTTCGCAGATTCTACTTTACTTTCTGGCTCTTCAGAAGATGGTTGTTCTGGCTCTTCAGCAGATGGTTGTTCTGGCTCTTCAGCAGATGTTTGTTCTGGCTCTTCAGCAGATGGTTGTTCGGACTCTTCAGACTCTTTACTTTCATTTCTTTTTCTTTTAGGTATTATATTTTTCATTTTACTTCCTAATGAAGATAATTTTGATGATACATTCTTACTGGCCCTACCCATTTTTCCCATCATACCCCCTTTTCTTTCTTCATATTTAACTCTATTTTCAGCATCATCTACATAATTATTTAAATCTTGAATAACTTTTAATTGTTTCTCATTTTTATCATCCAAATTATTATTTAAATTATCTCTTAATTCTTTTAAACTTTGTAAAAATAATTTCATTGATTCATAATTTTGAGAAAGTTTTTCATTTACAGGATTATCTCTAGTGTCTCCATATTCATCTTTTAATATAGAATGTTGTTCTTTTACAGAATTCCATATTATATTAAAAAAATCACCATCACTTGATTTAATATTATTACTCTGAATTATTTCCTTTAATCTTTGAAATAAAAATTTTGTTTTTAATAATTCATTATTTATGTTAATATTACTCATATAATATATATTAACATAAATTAATTTCAAATATAATGTCTCCTCTTTTTTCATTACTAAAGATATTATTTTTATCTACTTTTAAAATCCCCTTATTTAAAAATTTTACTAATTGAATTCCTTTTTTAATTTGTAAATCATATGCATTTATCTTAATTTTTCTATTGTTGTATAAGGTATATTCTTTATATCCAGTTATTAATAATTTTTTTATATCAATCACTAAACTTATATGAATATTATTGAATTTATCTATTTTTATATTACTAGATAAATCTGGTATATTTTTTACTAATATAGTAGAGTCTAAATGTTCATATTCAATATGAGAATTCCATAAAGGAACATAGAATATATCATTATTAATATCTAACTTATATATTTTATCTTCTAATAAATCTTCTATAGATGGATTCAATAATATTATATTATCATTTTTAAATTTATTTTGAACTACTTTTTTTATTCTATTTAGTAAATCATCACTTATTGAAAATATATCTTTATATTCTAAAAAAAAATTATATAATTCCATTGATTTTTCTTTACTTAATTCTTTAAATATGGTCTCAGAATAAGATTCACAATGTTTTATAATATTTTCTATTGTAGTTTTAATAAATATATTGGACCATTTAATATTAGGATCATATGAATTTATAATATTTATTATTAAATCTGAAAAACTATTGTTTGATTCTAAGTTATTATTATATTTTTTATAATTACATAAAAAATTATATGATTCATTAATTTTCTTAAATTTCTCACCATTATCTTTAGATTTATCTGGATGATGGATTAAAGCTAATTTATAATATGCTCTTTTTAGTTCACTATTTGTAAATGTATATGAAATTCCCAAATTTATACAATGATCTTTATATTCATCATTATAATTCATTTACAGTTATACATATATATAGTAAAAATCTTTCTAAATGATAAATAGGTCTATAATTATTATTATAATACACCAAAAATTTATCTAATTCATAAAGTATATTATCTAAGTTATTTTCATTAATTTTATTATTTTTTATAAAATAAATTATTATATCATTCATACAATCTAGAACATCTAATTCATAAATTAATATATCATATATCATATCTCTAAATTCTAAATAATTTATCAACTTATAATTTTCTATTAAATTTATTATTTTTGTAACTAACTTTTTATTTGGATTATTAAATATTGTTATATTGTTACATAAATTTTTTATATTAGTTATTTCTGATAGTTTTACATCATTTAAATTAACATTAACACATTTTGAATATTTCGTTTTTGTTGGTCTTTCAAATGGAATTATCTTACATCTTTCTAAAATATTATTTGGAATAAAACTCACGTTTTCTGTTAATAAAATAAATTTCAAATTTATCTGTTTATGACTTATATTTTGCATATAACTATAAAAAATATCTAATAATTCACTATGTATTTTATGAAAATTTTTACATACAATTATACCAGTTTTATTGTCTCTAATTAATATTATGTCTAATATTTTATAAAAAATTTCATTAAATAATACTTTAGCATTACATCCTAATAACTCCATATCCACTTCAAAATGAATATCGCTAAGTTTCATTATATATTGTTTTTTATTTCCATACTCTATATTAATTTTTTTTTCATATTTTAAATTAGAACCACTATATTTTTTAATATAATTTAAAACTTGAGAATATTTTCCAATTCCTTTTGTTCCATAGAATATTAAATTATCATAATCCAAGTCTTTTAATAAATTTTTTTTATTTTCATGTAAATTATTTTTTTCCATTTCTGATAAATAATCTTCAAATTTAGTTGATAAATATTTCATATAATATATTTATCAATTCATATACTTAAATATTTTTATACTATATATTTTAAAATGAATAATTATGATTTAAATGATACTCTAGAAAAATTAGAAAGTATTAAAGAAGTTAATCCATTAGTTTTTAAATTATGGAAATCAAATATTATTATTAAATATAAATCATTAATAAAAAGTATAGATAATTGTAATAATTTTTTACAACTATTTCAAGAAAATAAAATTAATCTCAAAGATATAAATGAAAATAACATTTTAACATTAACTTTATTTTTAAACGGAATGACTTAAATACTAGTTATAATTATTATATAAATGTTAATATCCTTAAACAGTGAACAATTCGATAAAAATAATATTATTATAAGTGAAAAAACTAGAAATAATGTAATAGATGATAGTTTCTTCTATAGATTTTATTATTCTGATGATTCATTTAATACTAACGGAATATATATAAAATTTAATATTAAAGACATTAAAATTGAAAAATATTATAATAAATTAAAATGCATATTTAAAAATAATTCACATAATAATAAAATTATTAACAATATTATTAATATAGAAAGAGACATATTAACAAAATTTTATAACATTTCCAATCTATCAAAAACTTTTAGGATTAGCGAACAATTATCTAATTCTTACATAAAACTATTTTCTGAAGGATTTAATAATTTTAAATCTTATGATAATATTACATTTTTACTTAAAATTTCTGGGTTATGGGTTTCCAATTCTGAATATGGTATCACTTTTAGATTTTATATTGTTTAATTTACTTTATATTTATCAACTAGTTTCTTATTTAAATCATTATTCAAATCCCAAACAAATAACATCGTTAATGATGCTATCATTACATTAATTGCTATAAATACATTGCCATTATTAAAATGTTTATGCATAAATAAACCTGTTTGTAATACTACCCCTAATGTAATAAATAACATCTTCATTGAAAAATTATCTGGTTTTATTTTTCCTACAAAAATATCACCATGTTTATTATTCAACATTATTAAATATACTAATTGACCTGCTATTAATATTCCATCTAACATTTTAAACAAAACACTAATAGATGTCCCTACAATCTTTCCTAATACTCCAAATTCAGATCCTGTATTATCTTTTAATGCTGATAATATTGTTCCAAACATTGTTAAAAATAATCCAATAGATATTGATGTTAATAATAACCCATAAGACCAACTCTCTATATGTAATACCGTGCCTCCTAATAATAAATACAATAACAGACTAACGACTATTAATGAATACATTAAATATTTTATCATTCTTAAATTAGTTCCATTCATATATATTATATTATAACTTTTTAATTTTAAAAATATTAAATATTAATATCTAATATTTTATTATATGCAAAATAATTATAATATAATACCTAAATCTAATAATTACGTTTTAAAAAAAGAGATCATATCTGTAGATTCAAATGATAGAGATATTAAAAAATGGAAAAACTCTAATCATTTTGAAATTAATTTACCCAATTATATACAAAATGTTAACTATATTAAGTTAACAAATATCACATTACCTATGAATTTATATAATATATCATCTCAATTCCAAAATACTAAATTTAAATTTACTGTATCTAATAATACATTTGAGGTTGAATTAGAAGATGGATTTTATTCTGCAACAAATTTAGCAAAATCCATCACTAATAGAATGAATGCGCTTAGCGGAACAACAGGATTTATAGTCGTATATAACAAAATTAATAATAAATTTATATTTGGTA